CCGCGGCCTCGCCGACACCGCGACGTCCGTCCAGGTCCGGACACGCGGCCCCGCAGGCGACTCGCGCTCGGCGGACCGCATCGCCGACCCGGTCCGGGACTACCTCGACGGCCTCACGCACATCACCGCTGGAGGCATCCGCATCGCGCAGATCCGGCACGCATCCGGCCCCGGCGCACTCGGCCTCGACGGACTCAACCGCCCCGGCCGCACCGACAACTACGCACTCACGGCCGAGCGGCCGACCGCGCACTACCCCGACTGACGAGGAGTCAGCACCATGGCACTGGCGATCACCGGGGTCTACCCCGCAACCGGCTCCACCCTCGGCGGCGACACGCTCACCGTGTCCGGCACCGACATCGACACCGTCACCACCTGCACCGTCGGCGGCACAGCGGCGCCCGACATCGAGATCCTGTCCGAGACGCTGCTGCGCGTCCTCACCCCGGCGCATGCGGCCGGCACTGCTGCGATCGTCCTCGGCGACGGTTCGACCACCGTCACCCTCGCCGGCCAGTACACCTATGTGGTGCCGACGGGCGACGCGACACTGACCTCGACCCTCGCCCGCAAGTTCCGCATCGACGTCAACGCCGGCACTGCGGGCGCTCCGGTGTGGACGCAGGTCCGGGCGATCACCACGATGGCGACGCCGATCAGCCCGACCATGCAGGACGACTCCGACTACGACTCCGACGGCTGGGGCAGTTCGGCGAAGACCATGCTGGCGTGGTCGTTGACGGCGACGCTCTCTCGCAAGGTGGGCGCCACGAGCGGCGACTACGACCCGGGCCAGGAACGCATCCGACAGGCCCACGACCAGTTCGGCCCGGCCGGTCTCGTCCAGGTCCGCTGGTACGACCGCGAGGGCGGCCCCGAGGCGTACACGGGCTATGCCCACGTCGGTTGGGAGCCGCAGGGCGGCGACACGAGCGCGCTCGACACGGTCAACGTCACCCTCACCGGCCAGGGCAAGCGCACGGCGATCACCAACCCGGCGGCGTGATGGCGCTACAGGATCTGTCCGAACTCGGCCTCGACGACGAGACACTTCCGCTGCCGATCCACGGCACGGTGTACGAGATCCGCATGGTCGGCGCCCGCCTCGGCCGCGCCCTCACCAAGGCGGCGACGACGGGCGCGCTCGACCGCGAAATCCTTGGCGACGACCGGGGCGCCGACGAGTACCGGCTCCTCCTCGGCGAGCACTACGACACCCTCCTCGGCACGCTGACGCAGACCGAGTGGGAGCACGTCTGCCACACCGTCGTCATGTGGGTCATCGGGGGCCGCGACGTCGCCGAGCGGGTGTGGGCACGCGACCCTCGGGCGGCCCCGGCGACGGACGGGAACTCGTCGGCCGGGGCACCTGCGAGGACGGCATCTACGAGTACTACGAGTACGCCGACGGCACGGCCCCGACAGCGCAGCAACCGTCGGCGTCGGTGAGCTGGGCGCAAATCCTCGCGAACGAGACGGCCGTCGAGGCCGACCTCGCGCAGGTCTACGGCGTCGACTACGAGGATTCCCTCGACACCCGCTCGTGGCGCTGGCTGCGGACCCGCATCTTCGGTCTGCTCTCCACCGATTCACGTCTCCACCGGTCGCTGACTCCACGTCAGGACCCAACTGCCGGGGGGTGATTCGTGGCGCTCACCGTCGGCGAACTCGTCGCGTATCTCACCGTGGACGACCGCGGGCTGACTCAGGGCGTGGCTCGCGCCGGTCAGACCATGCAGCAGGCCGGCCGCCAGATCACGCAAACGACGGAGCGCGCCGGTCAGCAGGCGGGGCAGGGGCTCGCGCAGGGCATCGGGGCCGGCGCGCAAGACGCGGCCCGTCTCGCCGAGCGGGGCCTCGCGGGAATGGCGCAGGACGCCGGAACCGCCGGTACCCGAGCGGGGGATGCCGCCGGACAGGGCCTGACGCAGGGCCTCGGCGCGGCGGCACAGCAGGCAGGCCAGCAGGCCGGGCAGCAGCTCGACACGTCGCTGACCTCGGCAGCCCGGCAGGCGGGGCAGCACGCCACCGACCAGGCCACGACGGGCATGGCCGGGATCACGGCAGGGGCCCGCGCGGCAGGCGCTCAGGGCGGCGCTGCGCTCGACCAGTCCCTCGGGGCAGCAGCCCAGCA